TCACTTCATAATATTTTTCCTTTCCACCTGTCCATCTACAACAGGAACTACCGCGATTTTTCTGTCATACCGGGCAGTTTGCTCAACGTTCTTGTGCCCTGATATTGCCTGTTTCTCGTACAGATTGCCCTTGAGATCAGATATCCCTTTTGCTTTTAAATCGTGGAACGTGAAGTCAAAGGAAAGGTGAGGGTACAGCTCCTGCGCCTCAATTTTTGCCTTTCTCCAGCGACTGTTAAAGCCGTCCCGTGTGTATTTTCCACCTGCTGGTTGGTGGATGACATACAGACTGCTCATGCCAGCGTTAAGAGGTAAATTTTTTGCCAACTCAAGTGCAGCGTTCAAGCGAGGGCTCCATGCTTTTATCTGAGCAACAGACGTTTTACTTTGCTTTATCAGGATACCTTCTTCCATAAATTGGCTTTTTTTCATCTCCAATACATCGTTCTGTCTGGCACAGCAGAGGTAAGCGAGTTCCATGGCGATTTTCACAATGTCTGGCGCTACAGAGTACAGCGCTTGGTATTCCTCATTTGTAATATAGCGATCTCGGCTAACCTCTTTATATTGGCGGACACCCTTTGTTGGGTTCCCTTTAACGAATCCGCGTTCATAAGCCCAGCGATACACGCGTGACATAAAAGCTTTTTCTCTATTAGCTTGTGTCCTGCTTTTTATTCCCCGCTTGTCCATATAACGCCGAATATGTTCAGGTTTGATAGCGTCCGGCGGCATTTTCCCAAATACATCAATAATTTTTTTTGAATACTTTCTATAGTCTTTCTGGGTTTCCGGAGCCAGTTCGAAAAATTCACCAGATTTAAAGAAGCGTTCGATAAGTCCTTCCTGCATGGAGTAGTCTGGGCGATCGTTCATTAGCGCTTCCCATGCACTCCATACCTGAGCCTGTGTACTGGTTTTGTCACAGAGGCGGATATTGCCGCCTCCTTTGGGATGATATTCATATGCTGACCTCCCGAGGTAAACCCTCGGTGGCATCCAGGCATCGTCTTTATTTTTTCTCGGACGTGGCATTAATCAAGTGCTCCAAAATTGGGCTGCAGCAAATTATCGACGTTATTCTGTCGTAATCTCTGAGCTAAAGGATTATTGAAATGCGCCCAGGTTGTGCGTGGTCTTCCGTCTCGTCCTTCAACAAAGAAAATCCCGGCATCACGTAAACACTGTGATTGCTTTGAGGGGATCTTGTATCCAGTAATTCGTTCGAGATCTGCGTTTGAAATGATCTCGTTATCAATATTCATAGTGTATCTCCACAAGTCCGGCTGCAACCGGCTTAACTTCTACGATACGTACAAGACGAGCATCCTCCACGAATGCCGTCATTACATCTTTTACATAGCTCGTGGTCTGCCTCTCCTGTAATTGCTACGTAAGTTTGAACTGGAACCAACACTGGCATAGAAACGGCCAGGACATGGTGGTGAAGTGTTGACACTTCATCGGCTAATTCCATTAACCGGGACTGAAGGTCTTTTGCCTCCGCCTTATAACAGGCTAAATCATCGCGCATGCGCCGCCAGCGACGACGCTTTAATTTGCTGGTCATAGATCCGCACCACACCTCCCGCAGCGCTCTCGGCCGCTCATGTCGTAGTAGGTTGCTCCATCGTGCTTGCAGTCTTTCCATTCAGATAGTTCAGACTCTAGCTCCTCGATGCGGTGCTGTGCCTTCTCCAGCGCCTCTACCAGTTCGTCAACGTAGCGAGCGGCACGTAGCGCAAACTCCGTGATTGATAGCTCTGCTTCAGTTTCTTTTCCGTAGCTTTCGCACTCCGACGCAACGGCAAAATAGTCAGAATCAATTTCGTTATCTGCCAGGTGGCGTAGCAGGTCGGCTGTCTGCTGCCCGTTTGCAATCAGCAGTTCGTTCCGCTGCGCCAGTTCAGTGATATCAGTTGCCATGTTGCTCATTCGCATACTCCTGCATACACGCTGCTGCACACAGATTTGTCGTTAGCCTCAGCCAGTAGGTCAAACTGAGCGCCACCACGGGTTGTCATTGCCCAGTCGCGATAGGTTTCAATCCCGTAACCGTCTACGGTAATAACGTCTATACGACGTTCTGCCCTGCGTGGGTCATGCGTAGATGGGAAAAAAGTTGAGTTTCCGCGGCGAGAGCAAGCCGCAACGAAACGCTCCCACTCGGCTATCCTGGCTATCTCTTTCGGCCAGCGCTGGAAAATCTCCGCTAATTCAGATTTCCTAGCATGAATACATGGCATGCATCCAACACGGCTGCAGCCTTGCTGATAGAGCGGGTTAGGCTTGATGCCGTGGCGTTTAGCAATGGCGAACACATCTTCATGCAGCCAATTAAGGATCGGACGATAAACATGTAAGCCAGGAGTATTGTCTGCATCTTCTTCCCACATCGGCAGGCCGGCCCGTGCTGGTGACTCCTGGGCACGTACACCCTGCCAGCTGATAACCTCGTCACATTCATCAAGCGCCGGTAGCACCACCTGAGTACGAACAGGCTCATGTTTAAGGTCGAACGTGCAGAACCGCGCCTTTGTGCTCGGGAATCGACCTTTCCACATGCACAGGTCCAGGAATGGATTGCCGGTTGGGTGGAGGATCTCCAGAGCGCGAGCAATACGCTCTGCCGCTTCATCGGGGGTCATGCCGCACTCTTCAACGAGAGATACCGGCCATTTTTCTGCAATGAATTTACGCTTACCCTCGATCTGGCGAGTAAAGTCGGCTTTTACGCGGCGAATCGGGCCCAGTTTTTGCTCCAGGTATTCGAGATACTCTATCGTCTGCGGGTGTTCGTGGCCGGTGTCAGCAAACACGCGCTCGTGTTGCACGCCGTTCTCTACGGCATATAGACATTGCGCCAACGAGTCTTTCCCGCCGGACATGGAAATCAAATTAAAGGTATTTTCTGCCAGACAGCGCCGATCGATGCTCATTTGTCGGCCCCCTCGCACAATAGTGTGATTGTCATACAGCCTCCCCAAGCACCCAGCGCAGAGCATCAGCGTAGTCACCGCTGGCACCTTCAAGGGCCTTTGTGATTTCTTTACGGGTTTTCAGACGCGGCTTTGCTTCACCAAGAACCTGGCGCTGTCGCCGGGCTTTTTCATGGCCGGTTGTGCCAGCAGTTGCCGCTTCGATTTCAGAGACCTTCTCCCGCTGCTCTTCGGGTTTAAGCGATGCCAGCTGACGCGCCTGGGTAACGGTGACAGTTCCGGACTCCACTGCATCGCGAACAGCCTGGGTGGCATCCAGCAGTGACAGAGTTGCGCGTACGGTCTGGATACTCACGCCAAACATCAGCGCTAAATCGTCCTCGTCGTGCCCGCGCTCCAGCGCATCAGCCATTTTCTTTGCTCGGCCCAGTGGTGTATCTGCCTGGCGGATTTCGTTAGCACTTACCATCGCCTGCGCCATGCGAACGGCAGAGCCACGTTTAGCGACTGCCGGAACCAGTAACGGTTCTTTGCCCTCTTTCGACAGACGCTTGTTGGCTTCCAGTGTATGGCGCACACGCTGCCGACCATCAACCACACAAGACAGCCCTGTCTCCGGGTCTTTCCAGACGATAATCGGCTCAAGAACGCCCTGGTCCATGATGTTCAGCACCATTGCCTCGCTGATAGGCAGGTGGATACGCTCATCGTAAAGCGGGTGCGTTTTGTCGGTAACCAGGTGCAGGTTTTCAGGTTCGAACGTCAAAACGTTCGTTTTGCCACTGGCGCCGTATACAAGCTTTGAGTCTTTAGCCATCAGAGTGCCTCCACGTTACGAAAGCTGGTGGGGCAAATTGCTTTCAAATCGCGCATTGCTTCGAGAACATGCAGATTTGTGCGCTTCTTGGTATGTCGCTCAGTAATATGATCACACTCCTTCGCCCATGATTTGACTTCGATGAGAAGAGCGTCTCGTTCGATACGAGCCTGACGAAGAGCTACGTTCGAAACATCGAGGATAGCCGCCAGCTCTTTGACGATTGTTCCCTGAGCTGGTGGCATATCTCTGGCAATTTCGTATGCCTCTGTAATTAGTTGATTTGCTGTCTTAGCCATCTCTTGTTCTCCATCTGACGCGCTGCAACGCGTGAATTTAGGATGCAGCAACCCAACCCATGAAAGTGGGTGAATAGCTTGTTAAAATTTCTTGATGATGGGTTAGCCGCCACTGCAATGGCGGCACGTTAGTTCTCCACACAACAAAAAGAGCACTACCGCGTTCTGCCGTTCCATCCTGGCTTTTGGTACCGCAACGGCTGCGAGATGTTTTTTGCATGCAAGCGCTCTTTTGGTTGTGCCCTCGTCTCTTCCGAGGTGTCACACCTTTTCGCCGCGCTGGCGGGGCGCACGTCGTGCCTGAAACACTTAGCTTGCACATTCCGGTTGTTCTGAGAGGCATGGATAAAGGGACTCTCAGGCCGCTGACGCTGCATGTACCATACAGCGGTTGCGAATATTGCCGTTCACAACTGGAAGCGCACTCCTTCAGTTACGAACCGATCCGCACCGGAAAGAAGGGGAATGAGCTTCCATGTTGTGTTCTGTTCGTCCTTACCCGTAAGTTGCGTCATGTGCCGACGAGTAGAAGATAATCATAAATTGCGAATAGCGCAATAGAATTGTGCGTAAAACGCAAATTAAAGATGTAAAAAAAGGCCTCAAGTGAGGCCTGGTTTATGATGATGAATGCTATCCATGCCGTTTAAAGGACTGAGACTGGCTTATTAAAACCTTTCCATAGATATAGAATCTGTGTTCATTCTCTTTAGTTATATTCCATTCTCTATAACGAGGGTTATCAGAGATGACTAGCAGTTGGTCTGGTATCATCTGCAGGCGTTTAACATAAACTTTCCCATCAAAACCAAAGACGTAAATCCCATCCCCATCGAATTCATTGATTGTTACGTCCACAAAGATTAGGTCGCCAGGCTCAATCGTTGAGGCCATGCTATCACCGCGAACGTTGATGACCTTAACCCCAGATGGAGTCCTGCCGCCAAACATTGCCAATGCCTGATCATTGCTGAACTCGATAGCATGAATGACATCTATGACATCACTACCGTGTATATGTCCTGCCCCGGCGCTTGCGCTCACATCGAGTACCTCGACTCTGTATACATCCACATCCTTTACAGGAGATGCATATTTTCCACTGTTTATATGTACAGTAGTATCATTTTCGTCAGAGGTAAATAGGTCAGGTACACTTACGCTTAAAGCTTGAGCAAGTCGGTTAAGTGTCTGTTCTGAAAACTGCTTTTGTTTACCAGTTTCAAGTCTGGAAATATTGGCAGCATCAACTCCCACAGCTTCTGCAAGCTCTGCGATTTTTATGTTCTTCGCTAAGCGAAGTTGTCGTATGCGAGATCCTATTTTCATTCACTCATTACATGTTGTTTTTGCGTTTCATGCAAAGCAACTTGCGCAATTCGCCAGTGTGGAATAACATGCGTAACACGCAAAAATAGGAGGCATTATGCAATCACCATTAAGAAAATTGCGAAAATCGCATGGAATGACCTTATTGCACGTTGCAACCGGGGTACAGGTAGATCCTGCTACGTTGAGCCGCATCGAAAGATGCGAGCAAGTCCCTTCTGTCGAACTGGCAGAGAGATTAGCCAAGTTCTTTAGAGGAGAAATAAGCGAATTGCACATTTTGTACCCAAGTCGCTATCAAACAGATGATGTACCAAGTGCAAATAATCGTACTGCTTAAGCGGTTATTCGATAACTACAAAAGGAAAATCAATATGGTAGAGCCAAACCTCAAAGAAGTCGTGAAAGGTATGTGCAAAGCATATCCGGGCGGCCGCGAAGCAATGGCTGGCGCCTTGGGTATGACCGTGACGCAGTTCAACAACAACCTCTACGAGAAAAACGGCTGTCGATTTTTTGAAGTATCGGAGCTGGAAGCGATGGAAGACATTTCCAACACGTCGCTACTGGCAGACTACTTCGCCCGCCGTCGTGGTGCTCTGCTGGTGGATGTGCCGCACCTGGAAGAACTCGATCGCGTGGACCTGTTTAGTCGTGCAATGCGTACCTCGGCAGCCAGAGGTCAGGTTGACCAGATTATCGAACAGGCACTTGAAGATGGGGTAATCGAAAGGCATGAGGCAGAAGAAATCATGGTGCATCACCGCCGCCATCTGGCAGCTCGGGAAGAAGAGATTGCCGCAATTATCACGTTATTTTCACGCAAAAAGAAGTGACGCCAGCGAGTTGCAGCTCCTGGCGTCGTGGCGTGTCGTTATCAGTGGAGATTACTAACGCATGAACAGTTTACCAACACAGTACCGCAGGTCGCAACTTGTGGCGCGGCCGGTCCCTGGTGGAGAGGGGCCGGTGCAGTTCGTGTATGGGGTAAGAGTACCCGGTGGGATAGAACCTGTCTGCTACCAGTTTGCTCAATGGGCGGTAGATGACTTTAGAAGTCAGGCGGAAAGCGTATGCGAGAACTTAACCGATGGTTCAGAGATCACTACGGCGTCCCGGTCAGGGTTATTCGCTGGGAGGCTCAAACACAGCGCGTTATATACCTGCGCGAAGGGTATCAGCACGAGTGTTTCAGCCCACTTGAACAGTTCAAACGAAAATTCAGGGAAATAGAGGGGTCTTATGAGCCTGTTAATGCCATCAAGGCCGATAGTCATTAATCCCGACCTTGCGTACAGCATTGGCCTGAATGAAGCCATTGCGCTGCAGCAGGTTAACTACTGGCTGCAGGAAACTAACTCAGGGCTGGAGCGTGACGGCGTACGCTGGATCTACAACACAACAGAGCAATGGCTGGAACAATTCCCGTTCTGGTCTGAGTCCACTCTGAAGCGCACCTTCACCCGGCTGAAGAGCCTGGGCGTGCTTAAAGTTGAGCAGTTGAACAAGTCGCAGCGTGACATGACGAACTACTACACGATCAACTACGAGAGCGAGCTTTTAGATGAGGTCAAAGTGACCAAATCGAAGAAGTCAAAATGCGCCGTTCCATCAGTTCAAAATGACACGATGGAAGAGGTCAATGTGAAACGCTCCACTAGGTCAAAACGAACCGCTGTCATCAGGTCAAATTGGCACGATGATCTTACAGAGAATACAACAGAGAGTACTACAGAGATTACAGGTAAAGATTCTTGTCCGGTTGCGCTGCAACCAGACCAGACCGATCCGGCTGCACTCGTTCTGGATCATTTTAATCGAGTAACTAATTCGACCTATGGCAAGGGGGGACGAACCAAAACGACGCTGGGTTATATCCGGGGACGGCTGGCCGAAGATTACAGCCCTGAAGACCTGATGCTGGTGGTTGACTACCTGAACGAGAAATGGGCTCAGGAT